CCGGATTGGACAGTTTCTTATTTTCTTAGAACAAATAAAAGTAAAGTTGGCACATCTGTTCAAAGTACAGCAGATGGAGATGATTTTAAGTTTGAAATACCATCATCTACAACAGTTCAATTTTCGCAAGGAGATTGGTTTTATCAGGCAGTTGCATCAAAGTCTGGTAATCAAAAACAAACAATAGCAACTGGTAAATTTGAAGTTTTGCCAAGTTTAGAATTTACTGGCACTACACCTAGACCTTTTGATGGTAGATCTGACACAAGAAAAACATTAGATCTTATAAATAAAGCCATAGATGATATTGTTGCAAATGGTGGTGTTCAAGAATATAAGATTGGTACTAGATCTGCTAAAAAATATGAGTTAGGAGAACTATATATATTAAGAACTAAATACTTAGCTCAGTTAAGATTAGAAGAACAAGCTGAAACAATGGCTAATGGTTTAGGTAATCCAAGAGCTATGTTTGTGAGGTTTAAGTAATGAATCGTTTTCAGAGAGCAATTATTAGATTAGTTGCACCAAAGACCTTAAGAAGAAACAGATCTGCTAGATCATATCAAGGTGCATTAATTAGTAGATTAACGGCTGATTGGCGATCAAGTCAGTTGAGTCCAGATGCAGAAGTAAGACAAGGTTTAAGAAAATTAAGAGACAGATCAAGAGAATTAATAAGGAATAATCCATACGCAAAGCAAGCGAAAAGATCGACTCAGCTAAATATAGTTGGAACTGGAATGGATTTTCAGTCTCGTGTTAAGCAAATAAGAGGTAATAAAAAAGATGAAAGAATTAATGATTTAATAGAAGAAAAATGGGCTGAGTGGTCAGAAGCAACTAATTGTGACTGTGCTGGTAAACATAGTTTTCATGAATTTGAATGGTTAATGGCAGGAGCATTGCCTGAGAGTGGTGAATGTATTTTTAGAATAGTTAGGCAGCCATTTGGAGAATCAAAAGTACCATTAGCATTACAAGTTATAGAAAGTGATTTATTAGACGAAGAATATAGTGGAGCAACTTTAGCTAAAGGTAATGAGTGGAGAAACGGAGTTGAAGTTGATTCATGGGGCAGAGCCGTCCGTTATGCAATAATGTCCCGACACCCCGGAGATGCTTATTATTTAACTAATCAAGGGAAACAGAAAGAAAATTTATTAATTCCAGCGAAAGATATAATCCATCTATTCCTTCCCGAAAGGCCGGGCCAAAACAGAGGTGTACCTTGGTTTCACCCTGTAATGGACGACTTACATCAACTGTCAGGATTTGAAGAAGCTGCTGTAATTAGAGCGAGGATTGGAGCTTCCATAACTGGTTTTATTACTAATAATTCTGGAGAATTAATAGGTGATGACATAGAAAATAATGAAAGGCTTCAAGACTTTGCACCGGGGGAATTTAGGTACTTAGCTCCGGGCGAAGGCATAACTGTCCCAGATATTGATTATCCTCATCAGCAGTATGAGATGTTTGTCAAAAACAAGGTCCGTAGGTTCGCAGCCGGATTTGGCTGTTCGTATGAAACGATTAGTAAAGATTTCAGTGAGACTAACTATTCCAGTTCAAGGTTAAGCTTGTTAGAAGACAGAACTCATTGGCAATTCTGTCAAAGATATATCATCAAAAATTTTCATAAAAGAATATTTAAAGAATGGCTTTCTTTAGCTGTATTAGCTGGTGAGTTAGATTTTCCTGACTATGCTTCAAGACCTTCTAGGTATTGCAAGCCTGTATGGATTCCACCAACACAACACTATATTGATCCATTAAAAGAAGTGAAAGCTTACCGTGAAGCAGAACAAGCTGGATATATGTCTAAGTCTCAAGTCATAGCAATGAGTGGAGGTGGAGATTATGACGATATTATTAGAGAAATATCAAGAGAACAAGATGTAGCAAAAGGTTTAGGAGTAACTTTAGATAAGGATTTAGATCTTACTATTGAGGAAGGCCAGCTTGAGTTAGACTTGCCGGAAGTAAAACAAGTAAGTAAAACTAAAAAAAGGAGTAAAAAGTAAATGGCAAATGTAAACGGTGTTTCTATAAGTCTTATGCCTACTGATGGCATGAGGACAGAAGCTAGACGTTACAGAGAATGGAAGAAAGAAGGAGAAGGAGGAGGTACAGATGTAGCTAGAACAAGAGCAACACAAATATTAAGCGGTAATGAGCTATCGGCTGATACTGTTATTACAATGAACGCATGGTTTGCCCGACATGAATCGGACAAATCGGGCAAAGGTTTTCGTCCGGGCGAGGAGGGCTATCCCAGCAACGGGAGGGTCGCTTGGGCCGCTTGGGGCGGGGACGCAGGACAATCTTGGTCCAGAACCAAGTCTAATCAAATCAAAAAAGCTAGGGAGCGAACTATGTCTGAAGACTATGTAATTAAAACAGAAGATACAGTTAGAGCAGCACCAGATGCTCTAAAAACTGGCGACTTTGTTGCTTGGAACGCTAGTGGTGGTCGAGCTAGGGGTAAGATTACTCGTATAGTTAGAGATGGAGAAATAGATGTACCAAGCAGTTCTTTTGTCATAAAAGGCACTCCAGAAAATCCTGCTGCTTTGATACAGGTTTATAGAAATGGTGAGTCAACAGATATTTTTGCTGGACATCGTTTTAGTGCTTTATCAAAAATAGCTCCAATTAGAGTTATTACTTCAGATGACAAACTAGAAAGAAAAGAGGTTACTGATTTTAAAAATGTAAAATCAAGAACTTTTGAGTTTCCTTTCTCAAGCGAACTACCAGTAAAAAGGTTTTTTGGTGACGAAGTGTTAAGCCACGAAGAAGGAAGTGCAAATTTAGTAAGACTAAATGACTCTGCTCCGTTTCTCTTCAACCACAATCCTGATAAAGTTCTAGGGGTGGTCGAAAGTGCCTATATAAATCCTAGCGACATGAGAGGTTACGCTAAAATCCGCTTTTCTCGCTCTAAATTCGCTTCTGAAGTCTTAGAAGACGTTAAAGACGGTATTTTGCGTGGAATTTCCTTTGGGTACAGTCTGGACGAAGTGGAAGAAACGGACACTGGACTCCGTGCGACCCGTTGGACCCCACACGAAGTTAGCTTGGCAACGATCCCAGCAGACAATTCGGTTGGGTTTGGAAGATCTTTAGTAGAGAATATTTCATCAGAAAATGTTACTTTAGAGAAGGAAAACATTATTATTAATGATAACGCTCCTCTTGAGGAGACTCGTTCTGCGGAATCTACCGCACAATCCAATCCGTCTATGGAAGAAACAACTAAAGAAACTGCGGTGGAAACAAAGCCAGCCGTAGAAATTGATGTTCAAGCTGAAGTACAACGTGCTTTAGATGAGAACAATGCTCGTGTTGCTGAAATCACTTCAACTTGTCGTGAGTTTGCAGAATACGGAGCAGAAGAGCTTACCGAAACTTTAATCAAGGGTGGTAAGTCTGCTACTGAAGCAAGATCTGCAATATTAGATCTTGTGAAAAATAAAAAAGTAACCCCTATTCGTTCAACCGACATGCAAATTGAAGGCAAAAAATCTGAGGAGTTCTTAGATAAAAAAGAAGTACAAAGCTTCTCATTCTTAAGAGCTATCAATGCTCTTGCAAATCCTGCTGATAAAGCAGCACAAGACGCAGCAACATACGAGCGTGAAGTCTCTGAAGAAGCAGCAAAGCGTTATGGCAGACCAGCAAAAGGTATTTTGATTCCTAACGAAGTACTCAAGAGGGACTTGAATGTTGGGACTGCTGCGGACGGAGGAAATCTTGTGTCCACAGACCTACTCAGTGGCTCATTTATAGAAATCTTGAGAAATAAGATGGCTATAATGGAAGCAGGGGTAACAATGCTGACAGGACTAGAGGGCAATATTGCAATTCCCAAGCAAGATGGGACAACAGCCGCTTACTGGGTAGGAGAGGGTGCAGCCCCTACAGAGGGACAGCAAAGCTTTACTCAGATTTCAATGACACCAAAAACAATCGGTGCATTTACTGACTTCACTAGAAGGACTCTTTTACAGTCTTCTATTGATATTGAAGCTTTTGTTAGAGATGACATTGCTAAGAAGATCGCTCTTGAGTTAGATCGTACAGCTATCTATGGAACTGGTTCTTCTAATCAGCCACTAGGTTTAACTCAAACTTCTGGTATTGGCTCTCAGTCTTTAACAGGCACAGGCACATTTTCTGAGCTAATTGCAATGGAAACTGATGTTGCGGTTGCAAACGCAGAAGGCAACTCAATGAAGTATCTCATTAATGCAACAACAAGAGGTGCTTTGAAGTCAACAGAGAAGACAAGTACTTCTACTGCTAACTTCGTGTTTGAAAATAATCAGATTAATGGTTATCAAGCAATCACTACAAACCAACTTGTAAATAACGATGTAATCTTTGGTGATTTCAGTCAGTTTATTGTTGGTATGTGGTCTGGCTTAGATCTAACTGTTGATCCTTTCGCTGGGGCAACTGCTGGTACTGTAAGAATAATTGCCCTACAGGACATAGACTATGCCGTGAGACAAGCCGGAGCATTTTGTTTCGCTACTTAGTATGAAAGTTAAATTAATACGCAGCGTATTGATAGCTGGAGTCCATAAGGACTCCGGCACTTCTTTAGACGTTGACAATGATTTAGCTAGAACGCTAATTGGAAGCGGTAAAGCAGTTGTTGAAACTGAGAAGCCAAAGCCTAAAGCAAAAGCAAAACCCAAAGCAAAACCTACAGTTGATAACGACAAAAACAATGGGACTTAATAGAGCAAATCTCGAAAGATTGGAATTTTTAGCTGGACTTCCAACAGGAGAGAAAACTGCTACTGGTAATGGTAGTGGAGTAGATCTAAAAGGTTATGAAGGGGACGTACTATTCGTTCTTGATTCTGCTGCTGGTGGAGGTTCTTCACCAACATTAGATGTAACTATTGAGGATTCTGATGATAATTCAACTTTTGCATCTTTATCAGGAGCAGCTTTTACGCAAGTTACTGGTACTGCATCAACACAAAAAATAACCATAAGTGCTGATGAGTGCAAAAGATATGTGCGTGTTAAATACACCATTGGAGGGTCATCACCTACATTTACATTCTCTGTAAATGGTTTAGGTTTACAAAAATACGGTTAAATTATTAGCCCCTTAGAGGGGCTTTTTCTTATGGTTTTTAAAGAAAATCTAAATGTATTTTTTGATGAGTTCACTGACGAAGTGATATATGATAATGCTATTTATTTTGGAATGTTAGATGAACCTGATGAAATAATTGCTGATAATACTATCTTATCTACAGAGTATGAATTAAAAGTAAAAACAAGTGATTTTAAAAAAGTTTTATTTGAAAAGACAATGCTTGTAAATACGATTCCTTATACAGTCAGAAATATAAGAAAAATAGACGATGGTAAGATTTCAATCATTAGCTTGAGTAAAGACGATGACGACTAAAAGAGAGCAAATACTTGCAAAAGTTAAAACAATTTTAACTACGACTACAGGTATAAATAAACGTATATATAGAAATAGAGTAGAACCATTTGCTCGTGAAGAGTCACCTAGTATTGTTGTTGAGTTTTCATCTGATAATCCTTCTTTAAGAAATCGTGATTTTATTGATTGGACTTTATCTATAAGAGTAATAGTTATATGCAGGCATAAAAATCCAGACACAAAAGCTGATGCTACAGTTGAAAGTTTACATACGAAATTAGTTGCAGATTCATCATTAGGAGGTTTAGCTATAGATGTAAGACCTTTATCAGTTGATTTTCAGTCTATTGAAGCTGATACACCAGCAGGAATATATACTTGTAATTATGAAATTGATTACAGATCTACATATAATGATTTGTCAACATGATTTATAAATAATATGATTACTTTATACGCAACTTTTCACTACAATGAGTAATGAAAATCCGGGTGAGGGTGGTAGTTACCTACTTGATCCTAAAACTGGCAAAAGAACACTTATAAAAAGGACTTTGCCATCTCCAGAAAAAAACACCGAGGTAAAAACTGATGACACTACTGACCAACAAACAGAGTCTAACGATTGAAACAGAATCAGCGTATAACGATAACACCACTCCTACTGGTGCTGACGCTCTTTTAGTTTCTAATCTAAGTGTTACTCCAATGTCTAGTGATTCTGTCACTAGAGAATATGTAAGACCTTATTATGGTGCATCAGAATCATTACTTGCCAACTTAAAAGTTGAAATAAGTTTCTCAGTCGAGTTCGTGGCTAGTGGGACAGCCGGTACTCCTCCCGGCTATTCTAAAGCTTTACTCGCATGTGGACTTTCAGAAACAATTAGTGCTGGGACAAGCGTTACCTACGCTCCTGTCAGTTCCAGTTTTAGCTCTGCGGTAATTTTCTATAACCTAGATGGAGTGAGACATGCAGCTAGAGGTTGTCGGGGCAATGTGGCCCTCAATGCAAATGTGGGCGAAATTCCAACATTAGATTTTACATTTACTGGTATATATGTAGATGTTGTAGACGAAGCATTACCTACTCCAACATTTAATCATCAACCTACTCCTACTATATTTAAACCCGGAAATACTACAGGTTTTAGCTTGTTAGGACATCAATCCGGTCTAAATTCTTTATCTATGGACTTAGGAAACGAAGTAACATACAGAGAGGTTATTGGTGGATCTACAGAAAAAGAAGTTCTTCTTACACAAAGGGCTGTAAATGGATCTGTGACAATAGATGCTGTGAAGATGGCAACCAAAGATTTTTACGCAGCAGCAAAAGCTGATGGAACTTTAGGTGCTTTATCTGTATTACATGGAGTTGGAGCAGGAAATAAAGTACAAGTTATTTCTTCTAGGGCTGATATTGGCGATATTAGTGTTGGAGATGCTGATGGTATTGCAACTTATGAAATACCTTATACTTTGATTCCTAGTGCATCAGGAAACGATGAAGTTCAATTAATTTATACATAGATTAAGTTAATAGCTAGAATAAGAAGGTATATATATTTATCCACTAAATTTATGGCATTTGTAAGAAAGAAAACGAAAGTTTTCCCTTGGAAAGTTTCTATTGCTTCTCCTTCATCGACTGTAGCTGGAGAATTAGAAACTGAAGAAATTACTGTCAAATTTAAAAGACTTGGCGGTAAAGAACTTGCTGAGTTTGACAAGTTATCTGAGGACAAAGCTTTAGAAACTGCTGTTCAAGGTTGGGAAGGTGTAACTGAGGAAGATGGAACTGATATACCTTTTAATAAGAAAAACTTGCATGAAGTCGCTGACGATCTTGCTTTTCGTAATGCGGTCATATCTGCATATAAAGAATTTATTCAGATAGGGCTGGTAAAAAACTAGAAGACGCTGCTAAGTATTGGGCTAGTAGTGGCGAAGGTGGAAAAAATACTGCACTTGAAGACATGAAGGCTTTAGGTGTAGATATTTCAAAATTGCCCCCTGAGACTTTTAAAAGAGCAGATTTTGAAGTCGAGGAAGAAAACTGGGAAACTGTAATAATGTTTCTTAATATGCAGACTCAATGGAATATTGCTTATGGTGGTTATGTAGGATTGAAATATGAGGTACTATTGTTGAAAGGAGGACTTTTTGACTTGTTTAAGATAGAGGACAGATCAAAAGTAATGTATGGTTTGCAAATCATGGAATCTACTGCCTTGAAGATTATTAATAAGGAGAAAAAATAAATGGCTGCACCAAATATAGAAACCATAAAACTTAAACTTGAAGTTGAAAATCAAGGTGCTTTTAAAAAAGTAACTGCTGCTTTTAAAGATTTAACAACAAAAGTTAGTTTTTCAAAAAAAGAACTTGCAGCACAAATAAAACAATTTAAAGAATTTTCTTCTAAAAGTAAACTTTCAGAAAAAGCTTTAAAAGGTCAAGTTAGGCTTTTTGAAGAGTTAAAAAGTGTAGTTGCAACTAATAGTCATTCATATAAAACATTAAGCAAAGAAATAGAAAGGGCAAAAGAAGAGTTAGAAGCATTAAATAAAGTTCCTGTAACTGCTAAACAAAAAAGGGGCATGCTTGCTGATGCAAGATTTGCCAGAAGCAGTTTTGGCGGTACTAGCCAATTAATGCAACAAATATCTGATATTGGACTAACTCAGGTAACAGCACAGACAGAAAGATTGGGTCTTAGTACAGATCAGTTAAGAACAGATATTAATAATGCTGCTAGGGCTGCTGGTAATAGTGTTAATTCTCTAAACAACCAAAGAGCAGCATTACAAACATTACAAAATCAAACTGACTTAAACAGTAAAGAATTTCAAGAACTTGGTAGAGATATAGATTTAATAGACAAAAAACTTAGAAAAGCAAGAGGTGGAAATTTTAATTTAGGTCGTGCAAGTACTGCATTATTAGGATCTGCTTTTGTAGGAGGTCCATCAGGTTTAGCTGGGGGTTTGGCTGGAGGAGCTATCTCATCATTAACAGGAGGAGATGTAGCGTCAGGAATAGTTACTGGTGGTTTAGTAGGAAGTCAAATAATACAGCCTTTAGCTGGAGCTATTAGTGAGTCGGCAAAATATACAGCATCATTAGATAAAGCAAAGATAGCATTAAGAGGAATTACTAAAGATCAAGCATCTTTTGAAATTGCTTTAAGTGCTGCAAATAAAGCTACAGAAGAATTTAACGTACCTCAAGAAGTAGCAATAAAAGGTATGCAGAGATTAAGTGCTGCTGTCCTTGGTGCTGGAGGTAATGTTCATAATGCGGAAGAAGCTTTCTTAAATACTGTTGCAGCTATTAAAGCTACAGGTGGTACAGCAGATGATGTTAAGTCCGCATTGACCGCAATGGTCCAAATATTCTCAAAGGGCAAAGTGTCGGCAGAAGAGCTATCGGGCCAGTTGGGCGAAAGATTCCCCGGAGCCGTGACTGCATTTGCTGAAGCTAACAATATGACCACCCAATCCCTCCAAGAGTCACTCAAAAATGGAACTGTTGGGTTAGATATGCTTTCTAAATTTATTGCAAGTTTAGGAAAAGAATATATCCCAATCGCAAAAGAAATAGCAAAATCAAATGCTGAAGCTGGAGCTAGGTTAGTAGTCGCAACTAATAAAATGAGATTAGCTGTTGGTGAGAACTTTAAGGATATTGGTGCAGAGTTTCAAATATTACAGGCTGAATTATTAACAGATTTAGCTCCTGCTGTAGGAGAGTTTGCAAGAATAGCTGTAGCTGGATTTAAGGTTCTTACTGAAGTCCTTAAGTTTGTTGTTAAGAATTTTGCTGATATTGCTATTGTTGTGGGTACTGTTTCTGCTGCATTTGCAACTTTAAAACTTCAAGTATTAATTGCACAGATTGGAGGGCTTAGTGGTCTTCTCACCGTATTAAAAGCAAAATGGCTCCTTTTAGGCAAAGCTATTGCTGGTGCTGCTAGTTCACAAGCTGCATTTAATGTTTTAGCGTTAGTAAATCCTTACGTTGCTTTAGCAGCAGGAATAACAGCAGCTATTGGTTTACTGTTGAAATTTAGAGCAACACAAGATGGTCTTGTTGATGACACCGAAAAGAATCTGAACAGACTTAAGGGACTTACAAAAGAAGAATTAAAAGCAGAGGTAGAAGCTCTTAAGAAAAAGAAAGAAGCATTAATTAAGCAAAGAGAAGAACTTTCTGGTCCAATAAATAAACTAGCTGTAGTTGAAGAGTCTGGAGGAATAATAAGTGGTCAATTTAGAAAACTTTATGGATCTGAACCAAATAAAAAAGTAGTTAGCGTTAGTGAAGAAGATAGAAAAAAAGGTTTATTTGAAGAGATTCAAAAGACAGATAAGCAATTAAAAGACGCTGAAGGAACGCTATCCTCACTTGGAGGTAACAAAGAATTTCCTTCCTTAAAAGGTGCTAATGAAAGAACGGAAAAACTTGTAAATTTAAATACACAGTTAAACGAAGCTATTAAAAAAAGAAATGCACTTAAACAATTAGAAATCAAGAGAGATATAGAGTTAGAGAAGCTTACAAATAAATTTGATAAGAAAAAGACAGGTAAAGCAGGAGAAGAGAAATTATCAGCAAAAGATGAACAAGATTTTATAAACCAAAAAGAAGCTATTCGTTTAAAATTTAAGAATGATAGTGTTGTTTTAGAAGAAAAAGAATTAGCTACAAAAAATAGTGTGCTTGCAGAATTAGGATTAATTACAGAGAAAGAATTTGAAAAAACAGAAATAGAAGCAAGAGCTAGAGAGATACATAGAGAAACATTAGGTATAATAAATGGTCAATCACTTTCTGTTGAACAAATAACAGAGAAGCTAACTGCTGCTAAAGAAGAAGCTTTTAACTTTAAAGAGACTTTCGCAGAACTCGCAGAATCAGCACTAGATTTAGAAACTAATATTGGAGAGCGTTTAATTACAGGTATAGACAGCATGGGAGATGCGTTTGCGGATCTTGTTGTTGATGGTAAGGCTAGTTTCGCAGAGCTTACTGTTTCTATACTTAAAGACATACAGAAGATGATTATAAAAGCATTATTCTTTAAAGCAATAATGGGTGCAAAAAACTTCTTAGGCTTTGGAGATGGTGGTGTTGTAGGAAATGATGTCCAAGGGTTCGGAGGGCAGCAAGTTATGGCAGCAGCTAAAGGACAAGTTATGGCTAAAAATAAAATCGTCCCTTATGCTTATGGGGGCATAGTGTCCCGTCCAACTCTTTTCCCAATGGCTAATGGAGCAGGACTTATGGGAGAAGCTGGTCCAGAAGCAATTATGCCGTTACGAAGGAATAAGCAAGGTAAGCTAGGTGTTGAAACAAGTGGTGCTACAAGTAATAATGTTGTTAATGTTTCGGTCAATGCTAGTGGCACTTCTGCACAGGGAAACAATGTAAAAGCTAATCAACTAGGTAAAATGATTGGCAGTGCTATCCAAGCAGAACTTGTTAAAGCAAAAATGCCCGGAGGTATTCTTTACGAATAAATGGCTACTTTTGACACTACAACAGTCGGCTCTGATGTCGCACCAAGTTATTCACCAAGACTTGAAATTGAGAATGACATTATTGAGGTTAATCTAGGGGATGGATATGCCCAGCGTTTAAGGTCGGGATTAAATTCAACAAAAAGAAAATATACTCTTAATTTTAACAATAGAGATAAAACTACAACTGATAATATTCTTGCTTTCTTAGCTGATCCTACAAAAGGAGATAGTGGTGCAAAAGCATTTACCTATGTCCCTCCTTATGGTGCAAGTGGTAAATTTACATGTGCTAATCCTTCTGTCACCGTAGTATCAGCAGGGTTATATGATATTTCATTAGTTTTTCAAGAAGTTTTTGAAGTATGACTTTACCTATTTCTGAATTACAACAAACAAATCCATCTGCAATTATAGATTTATATGAGTTAGAACTTGTCGAAGGATTACATTATGCCACTGGAAATCCATTAGGAATTGAAACTGTTTATAGATGGCATAGTGGTGTAGCTCAGAACTCGCAAGGTGAATTAATTTTTAACGGTAATACTTATAGCCAAATGCCGATTGAAGCAGAAGGATTTGATTATAAAGGATCTAGTCAAAAATCTAGTTTACCTAGACCAACCTTAAGAGTAAGTAATTTATTATCTACAGTTTCAACAATACTTGCTGAAATAAATGGTGTTACTCCTCATAATGATTTAATAGGAGCAAAAGTTACAAGATTTAGAACAATGGCTAAATTTATATCTGCAAGTAACTTTTCTGGGGAAACAATAACTTATGTCGTTACTGTTCAAAACGTAGGAGGGTCTAATTATTTTTATATTAACGGTGTTAAAAATCCAACTTTAAGTTTAGTTATAGGAAATACTTATATCTTTAATCAATCTGATTCTTCTAATACAGGACATCCTTTTATTTTAATTAATTCCAATAACAGCATATTTAGTGTTGATAATCAATCGGGAACTGTTGGTGTGGATTATACATTTTCATATACACCTTCAAATCAACAACTTACACAAGCTGTTAAATACTCCTGTCAAGTGCATGGTGACAGTATGGGAAATACAATAACTATTACAGCACCAAATAATCCAAATGAAGATCCTAATATAAGATTTGAAGATATGATATTTATTATTGATAGAAAATCTTCAGAGAGTAGAAATGTAGTTGAATTTGAGCTTGCAGCCCCAATAGACATGCCACAATATAAATTACCAAGAAGACAATGTTTGCCAAGAGAATTTCCGGGGATTGGATCTTTTCATGCTTGATTGGAAATTAGACGCAAAAAAACATGCTGAAAAATGTTTACCAGAAGAAGCTTGTGGTTTAATTTATATACATAAAGGTAAAACTAAATATAAGCCTTGTGAAAATATATCAATTTCTCCTAAACAAACATTTATTATTAGACCAAAAGATTATGCAGATGTAGCTGATATAGGGACTATCATTGGTGTTTTTCATTCTCACCCAAATGAAAAACCTTACCCTTCTCCAGCAGATAAATCAATTTGCGAAAAATATAAAATGCCTTGGTTTATTTATTCGGTTTGTTTTGATGAATGGTTTGACTTTAAACCATCTGGATATAAAGCACCTTTAGTTGGGAGAGAATATGTATTTGGAATACATGACTGTTGGAGCTTAATAAGAGATTATTTTGAAACTATAAATATTAAATTACGAGATTGGGATAGACCTGTAAATCCAAAAGATTTTTGTGATAATCCATATTTTGAAAAATGTTTTATAGATACTGGTTTTAGAGAATTAAAACCAGAAGAAAACTTGCAAGTTAATGACTGCTTACTTTTTTCATTAAATAGTACAGGATTAAATCATATAGGTGTACTATTAAAAAATCAAATGATTTTACATCATATTGAAGGTAGACTAAGTTCAAGAGACTTTTATGGAGAATGGCTCATGAAATGTACTGGCAAAAGGATTCGTTATGTTAAATAAAATAAAACTTTATGGTGAATTAATAGACATTTGTGGAGGAAACGATGTTTTTGAAGCAGTCTTAAATAGCCCGATTGATGCTGTTCGTTTCTTAATATCAAATTTTAAGGGAGCAGAGCAACATATAGCTAAAAATAATTATCAAGTATATTGTGGCGATGAATGTATAAAAGAAGAAGAATTAAATTTTTCTAATAATAATTGTGATATTAAAATTATTCCTGTTATCAGTGGATCAGGTAATGTTGGAAGAATAATTGCTGGTGTAGTTTTAATTGGTGCTGCTTTTGCTTTTTCTGGAGGTGCAATAAATCCTTTAACTTTAGGATTAGGAGGATTTACTGGAGGTGCTGCTGGCATGGCCTTAGTAGGTAATATTGGTTTGCTTTTAGTTTTAGGAGGTGTTGCAGGCTTATTATCACCAACACCAGAGATACCAGAAGACGAAGGAGATCCAACTAAGTCTTTTAGTTTTAGCGGTGTTCAAAATACTTCTAGGGCGGGCATAGCTGTCCCAATTTGTTATGGACATGTATTAACAGGCTCTATTCCAATTTCAGCAAAAATTTCAACTATTGATATTTAATTCAAATGAAAAATGATTTTATACAAGGCTCTGGAGGGGGCGGTGGAAGTAAAGGAGGAGGTGGTAATCGAACTCCATCAACAGCTAGAGATTCATTAAATAGTAAAAGTTTTGCAAATATTTTAGATCTAATATCTGAGGGAGAAATAGAAGGGCTACATGATCCCGGTGGGTTTACTAATAGCTTCATGCAGTCAATATTTTTAAATAATACACCTCTTAAAAATTCTGATGGAACTGATAATTTTGTAGATGTTGAAATACAAAGAAACAACGGTACTGCTATTCAATCTGTTCTTAAAGGATTTAATAGATCATCAACACCTGTATCTTTGACTAGAACTGTTTCTAAACTTGCTCCTGTTTCTTTTACTATTACCGATCCATCTGTTAGTACTGTCTTAATTGACATGAGATTTCTAGCTCTTCAAAAAGTTAATAAAGATGGTGATACTTTAGGAACTCAAGTGCAATTTAGGTTTTCTAAACAACAAAGCGGACAAAATACTCAAATTCTTAAAACTGAGACTCTTAGAGGAAGAACAGGAGATTTATATACAAGGCAATATTCTTTTGATATATCTGGTAATAGTTTTCCAGTTACTTTTGAGGTTTCTCGTTTAACCGATGATGATTCAACAATAAATTCAAATAATTCAGATGATCTAATAAATCATACAAGCACCTTTCAAGTAGGTTCTTTTCAATTAATAAAAGAATTTGATAATCCTATACAGGCCACATTTTCTCAATCTGGCAATACTATTACTATTAATACTAATGATGAACATTTAAAAGTTTTAGGAGATAGTTTAGGCTTTGAGTTTTTAACAGATGGATCTAATCAACAATTTACCTTTAGTAATGGAAACCAAGTAAGTAATGGATCTTACACCGGTCCTGCAAATGGTAATTTTGTTGTTACTGAAGTTGTTAATGCAACGTCATTTAAAATTGAACATACAGAATCAAAAAATGTTGTTAATGGTACTTGTAAATTTAATAGAGTATTAAACTATCCAAACTCAGCATTAGTAGGTTTAAAGGTAGATGCAGAGCAATTTAATTCAATACCTAGAAGAGCATATTTAATAAATGGTATAAAGGTAAGAATACCAGCAGCCAATTCAACTGGTACACCTGTAGTAGTTAGAGATGCTAATCAAGCTGCAAGTTTAGGTATAAGTAATGCAAATCAAATTAAAAGTTTTGGATTTATTTATTATCCTGATGGTTATATTTTTAATGGTCAACTCACAGCAGCACAATATACAAATGATCCTGCTTTTTGCTTACTAGATCTTTTATTGTCAGAAAGATATGGTACTGGTCAATTTATAAAACTTGCAAATTTAGATATATATTCTTTTTATGCAATTAGTAAATATAGCTCAGAGCTTGTAACTTTCAAAGATAGAAGAAATGATGGGAACGTAGAAACTATAAAAGAACCAAGATTTTCATTAAATTGTGTTTTAAGGAAAAGACAAGATGCTTTTAAGGTTATAAATTCTCTTTCTTCTGTCTTTCGTGGCATGCCACTTTATTCTGCTGGATCTATTTCTATGATTCAAGATAAAGAAGGTTTAGATCCTGCTTTTCTATTTAACAAAACTAATGTTACTGATGATGGGTTTACTTATTCTGGGGTATCACAAAAAACTCGTGCAAATATTGTTGTAGTTAAATATTTTGATAATGAATTAAGAGATTCTGCCTATGAAGAAGTTATTGACCAAGAAGAAATTAATAAGTATGGTGCAATTTCTAAAAACATTGATAGTTTTGGGGTAACATCAAGGACTCAAGCCAGAAGACTTGGAAAATGGTTTTTAACTACAGTTGCAACTGAAATAGAGACTGTTACTTTTACTACAACATTAGAAGCTGGAGCCTTATGCAGGCCGGGAATGTTAATTGAAATTCAAGACGAGGTTAAAACTGGTGTAAGAAGAGCAGGAAGAATATTAAATATACAAACAGTAGGAAGTAATCATGTAATAACAACAGATCAAAATAACTTGCCAAATCTAAATGGATTTGTGAGTGTAATTATGCCTGATGGTCAAGTGAGCAAAAAAGCAATAAGTTCTATTGATGTTACAAATAAAAAAATTGTAATTAATGGTAAATTTCAAATAAAAATAAATGATTCAAATGGCAATAAACCTTTTATAAGTTCACTTCAAGAAAATCCCGATTATATAGATACCTTTCAAGATCAAACTCCAAACATAGGGACTACATGGGTTTTAGAAACTACAGGTAATTCTGCACAAACTATTAATTCAAGACAATTTAAAGTTGTTGCAGTAGAAGAAGGAGATGATTTTACATTTAATATTTCCGCAGTATCTCATAATGAATCAAAATATGCACATGTAGAGCAGTTAGAAACATTACAGCATCGAGATATTACGAACCTTGATGAAATACCTATAGCACCAGAAAGGTTTGCTAATGCAGTCTTATCAGATGGTACTACTGTAAATTATCCTATTGAGTCCTTATATAAATATAGAGATCAGATTAAGGTAAGAGTTATTGTTCAGTGGAAACCTGTAGAGGGTATAAGCAAATATGAGCTTATATATAATCAAGATAATAAATCAGAAATTGTAGTTACTACTCAAAGTCCTAGTTTTGATATTGATGATGTCAATGTAAACACTGCTACAAGTTCTGTTTTTAATTTTAAAGTTAAAAGTGTAAGTGGATCTGGAAGAAAATCAACAGATACCTTAGAAACGTCTTTAACAGTTCAAGGCAAAAATACACCTCCTAGTAGAGTTAGTGATACTTTTGCTGGGGAAATAGATCCCAACTTAGGTATTAGATTAACTTGGACACCTATTGAAGCTGTAGCTCCAAGTTTCAGTGATTTAGATATAAGAGGTTATGTCATTAAAGAAGGTGGTAATTTTGATACAGGAATATTAATTGGTGAATTTGATACAACAAATGTTTTAGTTCCAACTTTGCCAAGCAAAACAGACAATGCAAAAGTTTATTCAATAAAAGCTATAGATTCTGATGGAAATTTAAGTTCTCAAAATAGAACAGCATCAATAAGTATAAATAATCCACCTTCTATAGATGTAAATACAATCACGCATGAATATAAAGATGATAATTTAATTATTAACTGGACAGAACCATCATTAGGAACTGGTCAATTTGCTATAAAAGAATATGAAATTTTTGATGATGCTACAAGTCTAGGGAAGGTAAGTTCTACAACTTTTACACTGCCAGTTAATTTTAATACTGATAGAACCATACGAATAAAAGCATTTGATATTATTGGCAGAGAAGGTTCTTTAATTTCAAAAGTAATACCGTTTGTAAATACAGCAGCACCAAATATTAATTTTGCTTTTGAAGGTACAAAACTTAGATTATTTTGGTCTGAGCCTACACAAGGTAATACAAAAATTAAAGAATATGAAATTAGACGTAGTGGTAATTCGATTACTGATATAAATGATGCAACATTAGTAGATAAAATAAATTCAGATAGCTATGTGTTAGATATTGATTCAAGTTTTGTAGTTGGAACTGCTGTTAGATTTTTTGTTGTAGCTTTAGATGCTAATGGTTTTAGAGGAGATATAGGAAGAACTGGCATAGCTAACTATCCTGATCCTGTCCTTGCAGCCCCACCAGCCCCACTAAATTTAACCGCAGTCATAAAATCTGATAGTGCTTTTGTTAGCTGGGATTCAGTAACACCTTTAAGTAATGGATTACCAATTAAAGATTATAAAATTTATAGAGAGTCTGGAACCGCTACAACTGCTGGCATAGCTGACTTTCAGCAAAATGGTACACAAGTCACAGAAAGAGTTTTATGGACTGATTTACAACAAAAATATTTTGTTAGAGCAGTAGATACAAATAATAATCTTGGAGCATTGTCAGAAGTGTTATTTTCTGTTGAAATCCCTAGTGCAGTAACAAATTTAAGGAATGAAGTTATTGATAATAATGTGTTATTAAGATGGACTGAAAGTAATGTTTCATCAAATCAATTACCTATAATTCATTACAACATATATAGGAATACTACTGATGCTTCAAATTTAGTTGGACAAAAACAAGGAACTTTTACAACAGTTTTTGAACAAGTTGCTGGTGATTTTACATATATACTTTTACCTGTAAATAGTGCAGGAGTAGAAGGAGTTCAAGGCTCAACAGTTGCTAAAGTCAATCAACCTCCTGATTTTGTCTTAACAGATGAAGTAGATAGTACATTTAGCGGTACTATAGTAAATGGATTTTTAGCGGAAGGAGGGTTGTTTTTTAATGTCAATACTTCTAGGACTTGGAAACAACACTTTGACCCAAATGACAATGATACGACTAGAACTTTTGGTGTTTATGGTGCTACCACTGTTTATGCTTTACCTACTGAAAACACAGGGAGTTACGAGGAAGTCATAGATACAGGTGCGGTTATAGCTTCAGTAAGAATTGAATCAACACTTGGTTTAGATTCAACTGTGACATTAGGATCAACAACTGTTACTCCTGAGATATTTACTTCTCTTGATGGTGTTACCTATACAAGTAGAGGTATTGGGGCATCAAATGTATTAGGAACTAATTTTAGATATATAAAAGTAAAATTTGTTTTTACAGGATCAGCTAATGATGACTTAATAAGAGTACAAAGTTTAAAAACAAAAACATTTTTAAAAAGAAAAACAGATCAAGGCAGTACAACTGTATCTGCATCAGATAGTCAAGGGACAGGAAAACAAGTTAATTTCACTGAAACTTTTGTAGATGTTGATGCTATTTCTCTTACAATTAGAGGGTCAAGTTCTAGTGCAAAATATGCTATTTATGATTTTGTAGATTCTGCAAATCCGGCAGATGGCTTTAAAGTATTTTTGTTTGATAACAATGGCAACGGTGTTGCTGGAACTGTAGACTTTACTGTAAGAGGTGTTTAAATGACTAACTGGACAAAACCAAGCTTAACAAGCACATATACTGATTTTATAACTGAGCTTAAATACAGAGATGAAGTTGTAGGCTCTTTATATTCAACAGATTTATCTCCAGCACCTAGTAATTTACCAGCAGATAATTCAACAGATTGGGGTTCAAGATCAATAAGATGGAACGCATCTAATAATTATTTTGAACGCAGAAATGCTGCAAATAATGGTTGGGAAAGACTTGAAGGTAACTCTGGAACTCATAAATTTGTAAATTTAGAAGCTACAAATATTACTGGCACAGGAGTAGTCTCAGGAGATGATGTTACAGCTACAGATCAGTTACAAGCTGCAAGAGTAAATGTTACAGGATCTACCGCCCCTTCAAATGGTCTGTATTTACCAGCATCTAATGAATTAGCACTAGCTACTAATAGCACTCCAAGAATAACTATTGAAAGTAATGGTGAAGTAGGAATTAACAATGAAAATCCATCATTTACTTTAGACATCATTGGTAATTTTAGACTGCAAAACGGTTCTAATGATGCTCGCATGGAAATAGGAGAGGGGGGATCAGGCAATAGAAGTGCGTATATTGATTTAGTTGGTGATGATACTTATACAGATTATGGCTGTAGGCTTGTTAGAACTAATTCTGGAGCTAATTCTGCAACTGAATTAAAACATAGGGGAACTGGCGATTTTATTTTTGAAGCTAATGAAGCTGCTGATATGTTATTTAAAACATCGAATACGATAAGGGGTGTTTTTGATAGTGCTGGAAATTTTGGTATAGGTAATTTTGATAATCCTAGTGAGTTACTTCATATAAAAAGAACAGATGCTAATGGCACATTTATTAGATTAGAAAATAGCGAGGGAAGTGCTTATTTAGGTGCAGATGGTGATGCTTTGCAATTACAAGGCGATACAGTATTTTTAATGTCTGAAGGTGGCTCACAATATTTATCATCTTCAAGCAGTTTATTTGATATAAAAACAGCAGCAAAAGTAAATGGAGATTTACAAGTTACAGGCACAGTATCAGGATCTTTTAGTGGGAATGGTTCTTCTCTGACAAGTATTCCTTATACAGCTTTGACAGGCACTCCAACAATTCCATCTGCTGTTACAAATAACAATCAATTAACAAATGGTGCTGGCTATACCACTTATACAGCAGATCAATCTTTAAACACAAGCAATACTCCAACATTTAATGGGTTAAATATTTCTGGTGGTGGTACAACAAGAGGGCTTTTAAATGACGCAAGTTATATAGGATTCAAAAAAACTGATGGTAATCTTGGTTCTTATATGGATAACTCAGGGAATTGGACAGCGATAGGTAACGTAACAGCTTATTCAGATGAGCGTTTAAAAGAAAATATAAAAACAATACCAAACGCATTAGAAACTGTTAAAAAACTTAGAGGTGTTACATTTGATAGAAAAGATTTTGCTGGTAAAGGGATTGGAGTTATAGCACAAGAAGTAGAACAAATATTACCAGAGGTTGTAGTTGACGGTGAATATAAAAGTGTTTCTTATGGCAACATAGTTGGATTATTAATTGAAGCAATAAAAGAATTAGAAAAAAAACATAAACACGGTTTATAAATAGAAAATGATTTATAATCCTTTTAATTATATTTATCTAAATGTCTTCTATTTCTGAACGCAGAGAACTTGCAAAACAACAAATACAAAATTTAATTTCTGAGCATAAAAAATTAGGAGAACAAATAAATCTTGTAAAAAATGAAGCTAATCAACAAATTAAAAATTTTGAAACTCAACAAAATAATATAGCTATAACAGTAGCTAAACTAGAAGGAAAACTTGAAGTTTATAATGAAGAAGAACCAACTCCTACAGCAGATGTTATTCCTTTAAAATCTGATGAAGAAGTTGAAGAACCTGATGATGCTTCTTAATTAACTATGGCTATTATTCCTGCATTGCGAAATTTTATTATTCAACGTGGCTCTGATTGGAGAGAAACAAGAATTTACTATAACCGTTCATTAGACGGTGAAAGTAAAACAAAAATGGACTTAACAGGATTTACTGTTTTAGCAACTGCATGGGACGAAGAGCGTTTTTTAAAATATTGTGATTTTAATGTTGTATATGATGATCGGCCTAATGGTCAATTTACTTTGAAAGCACCAAAAGAAACTACAGAACATTTTCCTGATGTTCTCGAATATGATGTAAAGTTAATAGACCCTGATGGAAATGAAGAATTTTATGAAGAAGGTCGTATAAATGTATCAGAGGGATATACTAGGTAATGACTACTAATAATCAAGTGTCTGTTAATTCCGCAAAAATTGTAGAGGTAGTTACAGCCGGGCCACAGGGTCCTAAAGGGGACGCTGGTAGTGTTGATATAGACACTACTAACGCTGTTGAAGGTTCAGTTTTAACCTTTGATTCCTCTAATAACAAAATTATTGCTAATAACGTAAATACAATTACGTCATTAGTCGATGGTGGGAATTTCTGAAACCTCTTGCTATCACAGCCTTTTAATCAAAATTTAAAATCATGGCAGCCACATTAAGAACAAAAAGATCCACTGGATCATCAGCACCATCTTCATTAGCTAATGGAGAGCAGGCAGTAACAGAAGCAAATGAAATTGTTTACTACGGTAAGGGCAGTGGAGGTGCAGGAGGTTCCGCTACACAAATTATAAAAATTGGTGGAAAGGGTGCTTTCTTTGACAAAGATACTGCAAGAGCAGCAAATTCAGTCTTGGCAGGACCGGCCAGTGGTAGTGATGCAGCACCGGATTTTCGTGCTTTACAAGACAGCGACATTCCAAGTCTAAGTGCGTCAAAGATAAGTGATCTGGCTTCTTCTATTCAAGCACAAAGATTAGATCAGCTTGCTTCAGCAACCTCTCCTATAAGTGGTGTTGACCCCAGTGCTGATGCACATTTAGCAACAAAAGGCTATGTGGATGGAGTCGCTCAAGGATTAGATGTCAAAGATTCTGTGGTCGTGGCAAGCACTACGAATCTTACACTTTCTGGTACTCAAACAATAGATGGGGTTTCTGTTTCTGCTGGAGATAGGGTTTTAGTAAAAGACCAAAATACAGCAACCGAGAATGGTATTTACGTTTGTGCTGCTGGTGCATGGTCAAGATCGGCTGACTTAGCAAATGGTGCATCTGCTGCTGGAGTATTTACATTCGTAGAACAAGGCTCAAGCTTTGGAGATGTTGGATTTGTTTGCTCGACTAATAAAGGAAGCGATATAGTTAATTCCAACAACCTTGCCTTTACTCAGTTTTCGGGAGTAGCTGGAGCGACTGCTGGAAATGGTCTTACAAAAACTGGTAATGAGTTCGATGTTGATTTAAAAGCAAATGGTGGTTTAGTTTTTGAATCTGCAAAAATAGCTTTAGATTTAGCAGCTAGTTCAATAACTGGATCTTTACCAGTTTCAAAATTGAATGGTGTTACTGCAAATGCTTCTGAGCTAAACGTCTTAGATGGAATCACCAGTAGTGTGAATGAATTGAACGTCTTGGACGGCATCACTGCTAATGTCACAGAGCTAAATTATCTCGATGGTGTAACTTCTTCTGTACAAACTCAATTAAATAATAAACAGCCTTTAGATGCAGATTTAACAAATTTAGCAGGCTGTCAATCTGGGGCTTCTGCTGCATTAGCTTTATTAACTGCTGCTGAGGTGGCAATTTTAGATGGAGCAACATTATCGACTAATGAATTGAATTATGTGGTGGGTGTTACTTCCTCAATTCAAACTCAATTAAATGCAAAACAAGGTTTAGATGCTCAATTAACAGATATTGCTGGCTTAAGTCCTAGTAATGGAGGTTTTATTGTAGGAGATGGATCTAATTTTGTTCTTGAGTCTGGTGCTACAGCTAGAACAAGTCTTGGTTTAGGATCAATGGCTACTCAAGCTGCAAATAATGTTGCTATTACTGGTGGTTCAATAGATGGTATAGAACTCGATGGAGGATCATTCTGATAAGTAACCATCATTAAAATTAAGAGGTATTTATTATGGCAAATGTTATTAAACATAAAAGAGGAACTTCCAAGCCAAGTTCCTCTGACTTAGCTGTAGGTGAAATCGGTATAGATACAGCACTCGCAAAGTTATTTACAGAAAATGACTCAGGTTATGTTTGGGAAGCTGGCGAACTTTTAGGCTCGTTTAGTAGCTCAACAATTACTTATACAGTTACAGTTGCTAGTAAAACCTCTGCACACAGATATAACGGTCAAGGCTCAAGTTTAGGTTATAAAATTAATGGTGTTTTTTCTCCTTTTTTAAGTCTTACACCCGGAAATACATATAGATTTATTCAATCAGATTCAAGTAATAGCAATCACCCTTTGAAATTTTATTTAGAAGCGGATAAATCAACTTTATATAGCACTGGTGTAACTATAAATGGTACAGCAGGGCAATCAGGAGCATATACCGAAATAACAATATCTGATACAACACCATTGGTTTTGCATTATCAATGTGGCTTTCATGGCTATATGGGTAATTCAGTTTTAACTAATTCTAAAA